TACCAAAAGCATCAATACTCCAAAGACCTGGATCAAGAACTAAATCTCCTGATGCAGCTTCACCCCATGCAACATAGTCAGAAGAGTTGGTTACTGTTGCGCCACTAGAGTGTCCAGATCTAGTTGAGTTTCTAACTGCTCTTGTGATCCCTGTTAAATCATTTCCAGAAACTCCTGTGTAAGATATTTCTTCATTACCTACTTGAATAAAATTTGTTCCTGAAGTTGGAAAGTTAGTTGTGCTTGTTAACGTAATCGAAGTGCCTGATCCTCCTGTCCCTGCAGTATCATCTAATAATGCACCATTTAAAGTTGTTGTAACTGCTCCTGATGCTTCACCACTCCAAGAACCTAATCCCCAACCAAAACCTGGTAATTGTTCTGCAGGTCCTACAGTGTAATAAGCTTGAGATCTTATTCCTCCAGA